CTACGCTCGGGAATGATCACCGCAGCCGCCGAAAACGGCGCGGACGTCATCGCGATCCAGGAGCGGACTGGGCACAAGCGCCTCGAAACGATTGCTAAATACGTCCGTTCGGCCGGCGGTTTCCGGCGCGATCCGCTGGCGGGCGTGCTGTGACCGAATGGTGTTGCCAAGAAGCGCGATTCGCCGGTTGGAGTTGTCCACTCTCGCCTGGCTTCGCGCCTCCCGGCTCGCCGCATTGCGCGGTTCAGTTACTAGGTTCTCATCACCATCCAAATCTCCCGACGCGGAGATCTCGTCAATGAAAGCGGTCACTCAAAACAGCACACTCGTAGTGTGTCTGCTCCAAATGCGAGTCTGGAAATAGGAAAAGGCGGCTGTGCAAAAGCCGCCCATCCAAATTTACGCGACGCGTTGAAGCGCATCGCCTGATTGTGTACGAACTCAGGCTAACACGCTTTTGACGCGCTCGGAGAGGGCGTTTAGATGCGAGAGTTGTGGCCTTTCTCAAAGGCAGTTCTTGCCCACTGGTGGACATTGATGAGTTGTGCTGTTTTCACAATCGCAGGCGTTGTTCTCGCGATTCTAAGGCTGGACGTTCGGTGGGCCGTGGGGGTGACGGCGGCCCTCGCGGCGTTCTTTCTCTTTTTGGGTTGCTACCTTGCCTGGCGCGAAGAGTATCTGCGAAACATTGGGGGCGTCGAGATTCAGATCGATTGGCATTCCGGCGAACCTTCTTCGTTCAGCACTGTGGAGCCGGACGCGATAGGCTTTCACAATCGGGGGACGGAATACGCAACTAACATCGTGGCGGGCGCGTTTTCGCGCAGCGATCTTGTTTGGCTCCATGGCATCGAAGTGCCCAGCATCGGTCCAGGAGATACGCGCGTGGTGGAGGCGATCTTCAATCGTCAAACCGGTGTCGGAACGGCAGAAGTTGGCTATATGAAAGAAATTCTCGAGGAGTCTCGAGAAGCAATCACGATCCCGGTGCGTTATACAAACCAGCGCGGGGCAACGTTCTCACGGTTGTTTACGCTGCGGCTTGTCGATGTAGGCCGCGATCGCGAGATTGTCTGTCAGGCTTCGGAACCGAAGCTTGTTTCGCGGCGTCCGCTGTCGCTTGATTAGCGGTTGCGAGGATGCTGGCGTGCAGCAATGCAAGAACGCGGTCCGCCTTCACGAGGCGCATTTTGGTAAGGAGTTGGCCGGCCTGCTTGGAGATTTTGAGGTAAGGATTTTCGATAGGCGCGCCGGTGCGCGGGTGCATGACGATGGTGCCGTTTCTGCGGATATTTTCGGAAGCTTCGCAGTAAGCGGACAAGGCGTCCGCAAAGACTCTCAGGTCCACGGCGCGTAAGGTTTTGTTGTCGAGTCTGAGTTGGGCGGCAACATCGACGGGCAAGGTAGCCTTTACTTTTGCCACAGCTTTGCTCCGCGAAATGGCAGCAGATTTTGAAAGAAGGCGAGCTGCTCGGGTTCGAAGGCATCGGAAACGCGGCTGGCTTTGTAAATCTCCGCTCCGGAGCAAGTGTCGGGCAGGATGGGAAGTTCGCTTTCGATGGCGCGGACGAGGTCAAAGTCTTCTCCGCCTTCGGTAAGGTCGAACTGCTCAAAGCGCGGATTAAAGTTGAGGTTCATCGAGCCGCGCAACAGCAGCTTGTATTCGCCGGTTTGGATAGTCACGATTTTGGAGTGATTGACCACGAAACGGATGGACTCCGGGCCAAAGCCTTGTTGCCAGCGCTTCAAGAGCGCGGAGTTTTTGTTGCGCGCAGCGCCGTCAATCACTAGCAGGCCGGTGCGCAGACGGCCGTCTTTGCGCAGTCTCTCGAAACATTCGATTTCGTAATCGGCCACGGTCCAGGTCCAAATGGAAACGGCCGCGTGGCCGACTTGGTCGAGACACCAAAGAGTGGCGTCGATCATGGAGAATTGACCGCGTGTCATGGCGAAAAGCGAGACACCAGGGGAAATGGGTCCAATACAGTCGCCGGCGGCCTTGAAGGACTCGACAGATCGCAGGCGGCGGTTGGCAGGGGCGGCGCGCGGACCGCTGGGTGTGGGGCTGGACTCTTTCAAGCGGCGCCTCCGCCTCCGTAATTGCGAAAGGCATCGAGCCAGGCATAAGTGGTGCGCCACAACTTGCCGGCGCGATAGCTGCGCAAAACGCCCGCCCGGAACAACCGCTTTACGCTAGTTTCGCTGATAGCCAGTTCACGGGCGGCCTCCTTGGCGCTTAAGTCGGGCACGGAGATCGTCACTGAAATGGTGTCGGGTGGGTTCACTCAGTTTACTTAGTGGCTGGCGCGGCTACACCCTTCGGCCAAGGAGATTCTGAGGAGGTCACATCGAGCCGGATCGGACCATAACGGCCAAAGGGTTGCGGACTTGGTGTTTAGGGGCCGAAATGGAAGATGGAAGCCCACCGGAGGCTCGTTAAACATTTCCGACTGCCGGCAGACTTTAGCCATACTTCTGTCGCGCGCTTTCACTTTTGTGAGGCACCTCTTTTGAGTCCCGCGCCCAAAAAACTAGAGAAACGCATACCAACCTACGCTGCCTCTGGAGTGCGGCTGCGAGGTTATTCGCCGGACGCCATCAAGCGGTTGCTGGGTTTGTCACTCATCGTGGCGGTGCGCAACCGGCAGGGACGGATTGTGAGTGCGCAGTTCAGGGAATCCGGCGGTGGGAATCCGCTGCGGTCGACTAATCTCCTCGGCACACGCTACTCCTACGTCGAACAAATTCATGAGAGCCGGGTGTGGTCTCACCGCCGATTAACGCCCCGGCAGGATGTGGAGCAAAAGGCGGGTGAACCCGTGGAAGACGAGGCGGACCGGGAGTGTTTTGTGCGCTTGATTTTCCGGTCTGTGCCGCTCAGTTGCCTGGTGGAAACTTTATGAAATGGAATCAAGTCGGCAGTGTTATAGCCAAACTCGCTCCCACCGTCGCCGCTGCCCTTGGCGGCCCGTTGGCTGGCAGCGCTATTTCGGTTGTTGAATCGACGCTCGGCCTCGCGCCGAAAGGCAATACCTCAGCGGGGCAGGATGCGATTGCCACCGCTATGGGTTCAGCCACACAGGAACAACTCTTGGCGTTGCATAACGCCGATCACGACTTCGCGGCGAAGATGGCGGCGCTAGGTTTTGCGGATGCGGAAAGCATAGCCTCTCTCGCTGATGCGGATCGCGCCAACGCCCGAGCGCGCGAAATCAGCGTCAAAGATCGCACGCCGGCAGTACTCGCCATTGGTGTAACGCTGGGCTTCTTTTGTCTTCTCGCCTTCATGTGTTTCCACCCCGTGCCTAAGGAGTCGAAAGACATGCTCAACATTATGATCGGCTCGCTCGGGGCGGCCTGGGTCTCCATCGTTGGATACTACTTCGGCTCATCCAACGGCAGCGAGCGCAAAACGGAAATCATCGCGGGTTCACCGGCTAAGTCATGATCGACCGCGACTTCGTGATGTCCGAGTTAATCGACGACGAGCAGTCACGACACCTCGTGTACGACGACGCCACTGGTTTGCGGCTGTGTCCCGGGATGGTCTGCAAAGGCCATCCCACCATTGGGGTTGGGCGGGCTCTGGATGTGAACGGCATATCGAGCGAGGAGATCGCTTTTCTGCTGAACAACGACATCACGCGCGTTTCCGACCAGCTAAACGCCGCGTTGCCGTGGTTTGGAACACTCGATTACGTGCGCCAGTGCGCACTGATCAATATGGCGTTCAATCTGGGTGTGGCCGGCATGCTCGGCTTTCACGAGACGCTCAGTTTGATCGCGGCGGGCAATTACCAACTTGCCGGCAGCCAAATGCTCGCTTCGAAATGGGCCACCCAAGTTGGCGCGCGGGCGAGGCGTCTGGCCGAAATGATTCGCACGGGAAAGCCGGTCGCACGCTAAGGCGGGCCGCCATGCGCCGCCGGGAACCCGCGCGCAGGCCTGCGCCACGGAAGAAGCGGAAAACCATGCCGCCATGGAAGCGTTTTGAAATCGAGTTCGAGCCAATGGACTGCTCGATTCCGGCGTTGAGTTGGTGGTTGAATTGAAAAGTTTATGACTAAAGCAGAAGCCGAAGAGAAAGAAAAGCTACTCCGCGAATCGATTGTGGACGAGTACGGCGCGTTGGTGGAAGAGCTGGCGCCATTCAAGGGAAAGCAGAGCCGCGTGGAGGAACTCGCCAAAGTCATCCGCTCGTGGTTTGCCGATGCGGATGCGGAATTAGGTGCGGTGGCGACGGGCACAAAATATGAAGCGGTTCTGGGAGCGAAGCAACTCACAACATTAATCGGCATAAATGCAGCCTTCGCCTTGTTAGGGAAGGCCAAATTTCTGCAAGCGGCTTCACTGACGATGAAAGCACTCGAAGCGCATCTGCAGCCTTCGGCGTTGTCCAGCATCATCAGCAAAGCGCGGACTGGCAGCCGCACATTGTTGGTCAACCCGCTGGTCAATCCTCGGCCGGAAAAATAAGCACCGGTCAATTAATTAAGGTGCCGGCGAAAGCTAAACGGCCATGCCTGAGGCACGGCTGCGCGGCGTTGGTGGATAGCGGATACTGTGCAGCGCATCAAAAGCAGGCGACCATCAGCCGGGTGGAAGAAGACAGGCAGCGTGGTACGTCTACCGAACGCGGCTACGACGGTCAATGGCGAAAGTTCAGACGAGGTTACTTCTCGCGTGCGGAGAACGTAGTCTGCAAAGACTGTCTGCGAGCGGTGGCAACCGACTTGCACCATGAGCTGAAGCTGGCCGACTGCCCTGAGTTGAAGTATGACGAAGGCAACCTGCGCGGTCTGTGTGGACGATGCCACAAGAAGAGGACGGCGCGCGGGGAATGAGGGACGGGGTAGGGGGTCGACCGAGTTAGGGCCCGAACGTCCTACGACCGCACCGCAGCCACAATTAACGCTTACGCAAAATGGAACTTTTTCGCATTTTGAGGGTTTTTCGAGCAAAGCGGTGATTTCGTCATCTTGTGATGGCATCAGAACTGATGGCCTAAATGGCTAGACCGCGTAAACCAACCGCGCTGCTGGAGGCCAAGGGGTCGTTCGACCGGGATCCGGCGCGGCGGCGGAAAGATCCGAAAACGACCGGCGAATTGGGAGCGCCTCCAGCGCATCTCGACCCGGCGCGGAAGCAAATTTGGAGAGAGCTGGCTGCTCTTTTGCCGTTGGGTGTCGCCAGGAACGCTGACCGCTTCAGTTTTGAATTGATTGCCGGCCTGATGCACCGCTATCGCACGGAGACCTTGACTGGCAGTGAGTTGAGTTCTCTGGTGAGCCTGCTGTCGAAGTTCGGTTTGGACCCGTCGAATCGTGCCAAAGTTGCCCAGCCGGTCTCGACGAAAGACGACAAAAACCCGTTCAGCGAATTCGCCAGCTAAAGCCAAAGCACGTGCCGGAAAGCTGCCGACCGCTAAAGACTTCAGCGCGATCGCGGCTCGCTATTGCGAGGACGTAACCACGGGCCGGATTCCGGCGTGCAAGTGGATCCGTATCGCCTGCCAGCGTTTTCTCGACGATCTCCTGGATTGCGCGTCTCCGGAGAGTCCTTATATCTACTCGAAGCAGAAAGCGCATCGGGCGGGTAAGTTCATCGAAATGCTGCCGCATACCAAAGGGGTGTGGCGGCAGCGACGGGAAGCGATTGTTCTGCAGGGCTGGCAGTGTTTCGTGATTTGCGCGGTGTTTGGATTCTTGCATCGTGAGAGTGGATTGCGGCGTTGCCGGGAGATGTTTCTTTTGCTGCCCAGAAAATCGGGTAAGTCTTTGTTCGCGGCGGCGATCGCGCTCTACATGACCTGTGCGGATGGCGAGGCGTTCCCGGAGGTGTACTGCGGCGCGCGGACACTGCGCCAGGCGCTGGAAGTTTTCACGCCGGCGAAGCAGATGGTCAGAATTCAACCGGCTCTGAAGAGCGCGTTTCATCTGCAGATCTGGTCTGGGCAGCTGCTGCTCGAGGCCGGCGGGAAGTTCATGCCGGTGGTGCGAGATCCGGGTGAAGGGCAGAGTCCGAGCTGCTACGTGATGGATGAGGTCCATCAGCATTTAGATGACACGCTGATTTCTTGCTTCAGGACGGGTTGCGCGGCGCGGGAGCAACCGCTGGGGGTTTTCATTTCGACGGCGGGTTCTTCGATCGAGGGACCGTGTTACGCAATGGTCGAAGAAACGCATAAGGTGCTCGACGGAACCTTCGACCGTCCGGAACTGTTTGCGCTGCTGTACGGGATTGATGAAGGCGACGATTGGACCTCGGAAGAGACGCTGCGGAAAGCGAATCCGGGTTGGGGTGTCAGCATTTTTCCTGAGTTCCTGCGGACTCAGCAAAAGAATGCGATCGCCAACGCGCGGTTAACAAATTCATTTCTGACGCGGCACTTGAACGTCTGGGTCGGAACGGACTCGGCGTATTTCAACGTGGCGAAGTGGAACGCGCTGGGTAATCCGGATCTCAAACCGGAGGATTTCGCTGGCTGTCCTAGCTATCTGGGAATCGATCTTTCTTCGAAGATCGATTTGACGGCTGTCGTCAAGGTCTTCAAAAGAACCGGCGACGACGGCAAGTCCACTTACGGCATCTTCCCGCGTTTCTATTTGCCCGAGGATCGAGTGAACGATCCGGCACTGGCCTATTACGCGGGGTGGGAGAAGAGCGGTTACCTGACGGCCACCAAGGGTTCGATGGTCGACTACGACCTGGTGACGGATGACGCGGTGCAGGATATCGAGCAATTTGCCGTGTGTGAGATCGCGATCGATCAATGGAACGCGGGCTCGACGATCAACCGGCTAGCGAAGGAAGCAACGTCTCCTGTTGTGGAGATTCCGCAGACAACGCGGTTTTTGAGCGATCCGACGAAGACGCTGGAAGCGTTAATTCTGGACGGCCGGGTGGAGCATGACGGCAATCCGGTGCTGGCTTGGTGCATCGGCAACACGGTCTGCCATGAGGACCGCAACGGCAATGTGAAGCCGAATAAGCCCAAAGACCGGAAGCAAAAAATTGACGGCGTTGTCGCCACGCTGATGGCTTTGTCGAGAGCATTGCTGGGGAATGGCGGCGAGCCGCAAGCACAAGGGTATTTCACTCCGCTGTTTATCTAAATGGGACTTCTTCAACGCATTCAACGCAGTTTCGGGGAGCTGAGAGGCAACCCGCTCGATAACCCGAGCATGAGCCTCACCAGTCCCGGCATCTGGGCTTGGCTGACGGGTGGCGAGCCCACTGCGGCCGGTGAGCTGGTGAACGAAACCAACGCGCTGCAGATCGTGACGGTGTATGCGTGTGTGCGCGTTTTGGCGGAGTCGGTAGCGAGTCTGCCGCTGAAGCTTTATGAACGGCTGGATAACGGACGCCAGGAAGCGACCGATCAGGATCTCTATGAGCTGCTGACAATTTCTCCCAATCCGGAGATGACGGCGTTTTCATTTTTTGAAACTCTGGTTGGATCGCTGGCACTTTGCGGCAACGCTTACGCGCAGATTCAGCGCAGTGGTTCGACAGTGCAGGGCCTGTGGCCACTGCATCCGCTGAAGACGCAGCCGGTTCGCACGCCTGCCGGCAAGCTCATGTTCCAGACGTCGGACGGCATGGCGAATGGAGCGAGCCGTTTGATCGATCCGGATGACATGCTGGCGATTCCGCTCTTTTCCTTTGATGGTGTGAAAGGATTGAGCCCGATTCAAATGGCCCGGCAGGATCTGGGTCTGGCAAAAGCGGCAACCAAGTTCGGCGCGCGTTTCTTCTCGAACGGAGGCAGGCCTTCGGGTGTGCTCTCGACGGCGAGCGTCCTCAATCCCAAACAGCACGATGACATGAAATCGTCCTGGCAGTCATCGAACGGCGGCGAGAATCAGGGCAAAACGGCGCTCCTCTGGGGCGATTGGAAATATCAGCAGATTGGCATCAATCTCGAGGACTCACAGTTCCTGGCCACTCGCCAGTTCGCCCGCTGTGACATAGCCGCGCTGTTTCGAGTGCCCTCCCACATGGTGGGCGATAACACCCGTCTTAGTAACTCGAACCATGAACAGCAGTCATTAAGCTTTGTGACGGATACGCTGCGGCCTTACCTGAACCGCATCGAGCAGGAAGTTCACCGGAAGCTGATGCCGAGCACTGGCCGCAATGCGGGCAAGTACTTCGTAAGCTTCGATGTCCGGGAGAGACTCCGCGGCGACTTCGCCACCACCATGGCGGGTTTCGCGGTGGGTAAGCAGTGGGGCTTCTACAACACGAATCAAATTCTGGAAGACCTCGGCGAAAATCCCATCGGCGCGAGAGGCGACGACTATTGGATGCCGGTGAATTTCCAAGTGGTGGGCGCGCCTGCCGCCACTATACCGACGCCGGCGGATCGCAACGCGTTGGGGGATTACGCCGCCGCTCTTGGCGGGTTGTTTCGGGATGGTTTAGGCCGTCTTCTGGCGCGCGAAAAGCGCGATTGCGGGGCGATGGAAAGCATATTCCGGCCCTTACTGGACAGCCTTTTAGCGGTCGCCAAAGGCTCGGCGGAGTTGGATCCGGTTGTCTGTGAGCGCCTGGTCCGCGATGCGCTGAAGGCCTTCGAGAAAAGGTCGGGCGATTGGACTCCGGAGAAGGCGGATGAGATTGCGGGCCCGGAATTCATTCGCCTGGTGCGCGGCATGGTCGCCAACGTAGGCCGGGAAATCGGTGCGCAAACGGCATTGAAGCAACTGGAAGGAAAGTCAGATGAATAAAAGAGAGTTCCGGTATGTGGCCGCGCGTGAGCTGCGGGTTACCCAAACCGACAAAGGCAAGCTGCTCAGCGGGTACGCTGCCGTTTATAACAGCCGGTCCTGCGACTTGGGGGGGTTCACTGAACAGATTGCGCCCGGCGCCTTCACGCGCTGTCTGGCCAGCTCGCCGGATATCAGCTGCCTGCATGAGCACGATCCGCGGCAGGGGTTGCTCGGCCGAACGACCTCGGGAACATTGCGGGTAAAGAGCGACGACACTGGCCTTATCTTCGAGTGCGATCTGCCGGCAACGACTCTGGGAAATGATGTGGCCGTATCAGTGGATCGCGGCGATCTGGCGGGCTGCTCATTCGGATTTTATTGCCGGATGGACAACTGGTCGAAAGACCAGGACGGCAATCCCATCCGCACTGTGGTTGATGCCGATGTTTTCGACGTCACGGTGACGAGCATGCCGGCGTATGAGGCAACCAATGTAAGCCTGCGGAGCAAGATGTTTCCCGATGGAATTCCGGCGGCGCGCGCGGCTGCCAACGCCAACGGGTGCGAGTGCCTTTGCCCCGAATGCGTGGCCGGCGATTGTGAGGATTGCTCGGATGACGATTGCAACGATCCCGAGTGCCGCTGCCAGCAGCAACGCTGTGACAGGTTACTGGCGGCTGTTTTAGAACGCCGCCGACTTCGTTGGAGCTAATCCAGAAATTCAACCCAAACTTTTTTATGCAAGCTAACTTACTCCATGTCGTCACTGCGATCGCGAACCCGATTCGCTGGCAGAGCCGCATTTCTCTTTACCGTCAATTCGAGCAGCACATGCTCGAAAGCGGCGTGCAACTCACCGTCGTCGAGTGCGCCTATGGCGACCGCGGCTACGACTGCGCCGGAACACCGGGCGTCCAGCATATTCCGGTTCGGGCGAAGAGCCTCGTGTGGAACAAAGAAAATCTGCTGGCCATCGCAATTTCCCGCCTCCCGAACGCGAAATACATCGCCACATTCGATGCCGATATCCGCTTCCGCAAGCACGGCTGGGCCGCCGAAACGGTGCACGCGCTCCAGCAGTATGACGTCGTGCAGCCTTGGAGCGATTGCTATGACCTGGGGCCGAACGACGATCATCTGGCGGCGCATCGCTCGTTTTGCCGGCAGGTTCACGAGGACAAACCAATTCAGCAAGGACCCAACGCGGCGGGTAGCTACCAGTTCGGCCATCCCGGCTACGCCTGGGCGTACACGCGCCTGGCGCTCGAATGGCTGGGCGGCCTTGTCGAAACGGCGGCCATGGGAGCTGCCGATCATCACATGGCGATGGCGCTGATCGGGCGCGTCGAGGACAGTATCCCGGGCTCGCTGCTCCACACAGCGTACTCGGACCCGCTGTTTCGCTGGGAGTCGCGTGCCGTGGCGCACATCGCGCAAAATATCGGCTACGTGCCCGGCACCATCGAACATCTCTGGCACGGGAGTAAAGAAAAGCGCGCTTACGTGGACCGCTGGCAAATTCTCGAGCGCAACCATTTCGATCCCTCGGCCGACTTGAAGCGCAACACTTACGGCGTTCTCGAGCTGGCAGGCAACAAGCCGCAACTGCGCCACGATATCGACTGCTACTTCCGGGCGCGCGACGAGGACAGCAACACGCTCGGCTAGCTAAAAAAGTTTTGCCGGATGGTTGGACCTGCTTTCTGCGGGCGCGTTCAATCGCAGCCACCAATCCGGCCGACGGAAATGCCGTGCCTGGGCACCCAGCAAACCCGCCACCCAGCAGTACCCAAATTCGAAAAAAAAGGAAATTCAAATGACGATTCGCGAAATGCGGGATGCCCGCAATAAACTACTGACCGAGGCACAGCAAATTCTGCTGGCCTCCCCCGATGCCGAGAAGAGAGCATTCGCACAGAAGATGTTGGCAGAGGTGGATTTGCTTGAAGCCGACATCACCAGTCTCGAAAAAATAGAGAAGAGCCAGGCTGAGGAGCGCGCGCACAACACACCGCCGCGCGGCAATCCCGACGGTGGCCTGAAGGATCCCTCGAAAGAGGAAGCGGAGGCCGAGAAAGCACGCTCGAAGAAAGCCTTCGAGCAATACATTCGCACCGGGCAGGTGGATCCCGAACTGCGCAGCGCGTTGCGAGAGCATCGCGATGTGACCACCTCCGTGGCCGGCAACCTGATTCCGCAAGCGTTCCTGCCGATTCTGACCGAAGCGATGAAGGACTACGGCAACATCCTCAATGTGGTGAATAACGTGCCGGCGGACAACGGCGCGCCCACCAAGTACGCGGTGGTTGACGACACCGCTAACGGTTTGGTGGTTCTCGGCGAAGATACCGCGGCCGCCGAGACCGATCCGTCCTTCAGCGGCGGCATCATCTCGAGCGACTTCATGAGCACGGGCGTTATCAAAGTTTCCATCGCGACGCTGCAGGACAGCGCGTTCGATATGGACAGCTTCTTGAAACAGTCGATCTTGAAACGCTACTTCCGCGGTCTTTCGAAGATGGTCACGCTGGGCAACACTTCCAACGTCGCTTCGATTGTCGCCTCAGCCGCCGCGGGCGTAACCTCGGCAGCTCCCACAGCTATCGCCTGGTCAGACATCGCCGGTTTGTATGCGTCTCTGGATCCAGCCTATGAATCGAATGCCGTCTGGTCGATGGCCACTGTGACGCGCGGCGTTCTGTTGACGGTGACCGATTCTCTGGGGCGTCCCCTCTACGTCCCCGCGCCATCGGCGGACGTGTTCGACATGATTCTGGGAAAGAGAGTGGTGGTCAACCCGTTTATGGCGGCAGTTGCTGCGACCAACATCACCTTGCTGTACGGCGATCACAGCCAATATGTTCTACGCAACGTGAAGCCCGGCATCTCGATCGTGCGCCTCAACGAAAGGTTCATGGATTCGGGGGATGTCGGTTTCATCGGCTTCGCCCGGTCTGGCGGCGCCCTGCTACAGGGATCCGTGGCACCGGTCGTGAAGTTGACGCAACACGCTTAGTGAGCTGCCATGCCCACGTTGAGGGGTGGCGCGCCAGCGTTGCCCCTCTCTTTTACTCCTATGCAAATTGAAATCACACTCCCCTGCCAGCTCGCTACCGGTTACGCATGCTTTTTGCCGGGGCGCATCGTCGAGGTGCCCAATGCGGTAGCGGTGCGTTGGATCGAACTCGGCCGAGCCAGGCTGAGGCCGGCAGTCGCGACCGAGGCGGCGATGGCCACCCCAGTAAAAGAAACCACGACTAAGAAGCGCAAGCGGATGGAAACCCGATGAACCTGCAGTTAATCACTGGACCGGCAGTCGAACCCGTGTCTCTGACGGTGGCCAAAAACTTTCTGGTCCTGGATGCGTCTTTCACGCAGGACGATGGGTTGGTCTCGGCTCTGATCGCCGCCGCGCGGCAATACGCGGAAAATTACACGCATCGCGCGTTCTTCAATCAGCAGTGGCGGCTGTCTCTCAATAATTTCCCGGTCTGGTGGCCGGAACACGGAACGGTTTCGCCGGTTTCGCGGACGGAGTACCTGCTGGGCACCTACTGGATGAAGCAGTCGGCCATCCTGCTGCCCAATCCAACCTGTGTGAGTGTCGATTCCATCACGTATGTGGACACCACCAATACGGAGCAGACGCTCGCCTCCAGTGCTTATTATGTGGACACAACAGCGGAGCCGGCGATAGTCGTTCCCGTGCCCGGAAGGTATTGGCCTACGACGCAAGCGATGTTGCCAGGGTCCGTGCAAGTGCTCTTTACTGGCGGAAGCTATGGCGACGGCGTGGAGGTCAACACGTGCCCCAGCACGGTGACAACGGCAATTCAGCTGCTGGTGTCGCACTGGTATGCAAACAGAGAGGCTTCCTCGGCTGTCAGCGTGAAATCGATTCCCTTCGGTGTGGACGTTTTGCTGGACACCATTACCGTGCACTGCATGGATTACAACTCGCACTAGCATGGCGAACACCTTCACACCGCTGGCTGCCGGCGACTTACGTCACCTGGTCACGTTCCAGACCGAATCCACAACGCAGGATGCGGCTGGCCAGCCGGTTTCGACCTGGAACAATGTGCTGACAACGCGCGCGGCCATTCGCCAAATGTCGGCGCGCGAGTTGGCGCAGAGCCAGCTGATTACCAGCCAGTCCACTCAGGAAGTTACCATCCGCTGGACTCCTACGGCGATTATGACCGGCATGCGGATCATCTTTGGAACTCACACCTTCAGCGTGCAGGATGTGAACGACGTGGATCAGAGACACCGCATCTACCGCATCCAGTGCCTCGAAATTGACGGGACCGACTAACATGGCTGACCAAATTTCTCTCGAAGTGCATGGTCTCCCCGAGCTGAACGAAATGCTCAGTCAGTTGCCGGCGCGAATTGCCAAGCAGGTTTTTGGCCGCGCGCTGAAAGTGGCGGGCCAGGTAGTGAAAACGGAGATGGTGGGGCGGTGTCCGGTGAAGACCAAAGACGCCGGGCCTAAGAGTAACAGTCTGCCGGATGGTGCGTTGAAGGCGGACATCGGTTCCAAGGTGAGTCTTTACCCGCAGAACAATGCCGGCGCCTGCCGCATTGGCCCTTCCGCGGAGACCGCTTATGTCGCCGTGTGGCTCGAATATGGCCACGCCAAGGTCAGTCACGGGAAGAAACGCAATCGCAAAACATTGGGTAATGTGCCGGCCATACCTTTCATGCGCCAGTCGGCAGACGCCACAGCGCAGACGGCGGTGGATGCGTTCGCGGCGGAGCTAGGTGCGGGTATCGAGGCATTGAATGGTTGAAATTGGCATCGCGCAATTGCTCGCCGAGACAACGGCTGTCACCGATCTGCTGGGCACGCGGATATACCCAGTGACCCTGCCGGTGGATGCCCTGGTTCTTCCCGCCCTCACTTACCAAGTCGTTGGTGGATCCCCAGAATACGCTTTCGACGGTTCGGTTGTTGGGATCAAACGCATTCAAATGGATTGCTGGTCGAACCGGTATCTTGACGGCAAGAACGCTCAGCTCGCCATCATGCAGGCACTCATTCCGTTTACGGGTGTGCTCCCAAACGCCTATATCGTGCTCAGCATTTCGCAAGGCGCCGAACTCGACGATTTTGAGAGCGACTCACGCATTTACCGCTACATGGTCGAGTTTCTGGTTGAGTTCAGTTTCTAGGCAGGCAAATCAATTTAAAGGACAAAGACAATGAGTTACAACGGAACGAAGTCCTCGACTGCGATCGGGGCGATTCTTAACATCAATACGGGTTCGGTCACGACACCTACCTGGACGCCGGTGGGTGAAATCACCGACATTGGTTTCACGGGGCGGCAAGTAGGCTCGGAAAGCGCTACGAACTTCCAGAGCACGGCGGAAGAATTCCTGCCGACTCTTTTGACGCCCGGCAACTGGGCCGTGAAAGGCTCGCGCATCACCGGCACGTCAACATCCAGAGACCCCGGACAATATGCGATGGAAGCGGCATTCACCACCACTCCACCCGCTCTGCAGATGTTCCAGGTCATCCTCCCGAAAACGAATGGCCAGACTACACAGGGCGACGAATGGTCGTTCACCGCGCTCATCGAAATGCTGAATTATGCTTTGAATCCGAAGAAGATCAGCACGTTCGACGCGACCCTGAAAGTTTCCGGCGCTGTGACCTACGCTGCGGGCTCTTAGTTCATGCCTCTAAAGAAAAGCACGGTGGCGCAGACTGCCATCGATCCCACTATTCGCTTCGCAAGGGTCGAGGCGGAGGGAAAGACGTACAAGCTCGCCTTTTCCTTCAACGCGATCGCGCTCGCGGAAGTTCATTGCGGAGTGAACTTGCTGGAGGGGATCGAGAACCTGCTGTCGCTGTCGGCGGCGCAGTTCCGCGGCTTGCTGTATGCAGCCTTAAGCACAGCGCATCCAAAGCTCACGCTTCAGGATGCCGGCAATCTCATCAACTTTCAAACGTTGGGCCTCTGGAAAGACGGGTTGGCGGAAGCCTACGTTCTTTCGATGCCTGAGCGGGAGGAAGTTACAAGCGCAAACCCTCCCGAGCCGGTGACCCCGGCCTAAACAAAGACAACCTCTGGGAGCGCTGCTGGTCGGCCGCCCGGATTCATCTCGGTCTATCCGACGATGAGTTCTTCCGGCTCACCCCGCGCCGCTACCGGCTCCTGATCGACCGCCAGCACGAATTGCGCGAACATCAGGAGCTGCTCTCGGGCATTGTGGCATCGGAAATCCGCAACGCTCTTTACAGCTTCGCCAGTGAACCCCCGAAACCGGCACTGCCGGCGGACTTCATGCCGAGTCAATGGGCGAAACAGAAAACCAAAGCGCCGCGCATCAACCGGCAACGCATTGTGGATAAAGTCCGAGGGTTCCTGATGGGCCAAGTACAAAGAAAACCATAAATGGGCAAACCAGCCGCAGTCATCTCGATCGACGTCAAAGCCAACACCGGCTCTCTCAGCGGTGGCTTGGACGAAGCGAAACGCAAGTTTGGCGAACTGGGCGCGCATGGCGTTTCGAACATGCAAGCCACCTCGGCCGCCCTCCGTGTGCTCGAGGGCAACATGACTTCGAACATCCGTGCGGCGGAGCGCTTCTTGGGTTCGCTGAAGGGCGTAGGGTCGATCATGCAGGCTGCCTTTCCCTTAGTCGGCGGCATTGCTCTGCTCGGCGTCATGTCCGAGATGATCGGCAAGGCCGACAAGCTGCGGGAGGCCTATCTCAAAGTCAAGGATGCTCCCAACCAACTCGCCGCCGGTTTTCAGGGTCTGAATCAGTCGTTAGCTCTGACAAACGCCAAACTCCAGGTACAGAGCGATGCGCTGCAGAAAGAAATCGACAATCTCAACGGCAAACCGCACAACGGTCTGAAGGACGCGCTCGATGAATCGATTGCTTCCTCGCGCGAGTTATCGGAAAGCCTCCGCAAGAACTTCGACGATCTGCAAAAAGTGGTGGAAGGCAAGGGCGTTGGCTTTTGGGGCGGTCTGGTCACCGGGCAGGCCAGCACCAGCGACATTGACGACAAGATCCAGGCTTACCGGACTCAATATGGAAAAATTGAGACCAACGCCACAGCCGGCATTTCGGCGGTGGGCGATCCCAGAGCGGTGGGCGCGGCTGAAAAGATCGCAGCCATCGAGAAGCAAAAAACGGCCGATGAATCCGCATTATTAGCGCAAGTTCGGACGTATTCGCTGGACGTCATCAACGCTGCGAAGAAAGCCGAGGCCGACGCCAAAGGACGCGCGGATGAACGGGATATCAATGACGTCCCGATCAGACGGGATCCCGCCACGCAAGGCGCGCGGATCAGCGAGGCTTCCGGACTGCTGGAAAACGTTAACGACCTCATTACGAATCGAAGCATCCTTGCGACGATTCAAGCGCAGAAATCAACCGTCTCCGGACTGAAAGACGTCGACAGATCCGGTGCTGACAAGCGCGCGGAATTAGACCGGCAGTCGGTGCAGGATCTGCAGCGCGCGGCCACGCAAGTGTACGGTGGTGTGACTCATGCCACCGAAGATTTCGTTCGCAAGATGGACGAACTCAACAAAAGCGGTGTCGCCAGTCTCAAAGCGGTGATGAATACGCGCGGGGCCTACACGCTGCAACTCGCCGGCGAGATCCGGGCCGGAGTGAAGAAGGATCAGAACACCAACGTTGAGCAGTCCAACAAAGGCTTCTCCGATAACGTCAACGACCAGTTGAAGAACGCGGCCTCGGCCAATACCTACGACAGTCACGTAGCCGAAATCAGCGACGCGCAAAACGACAAGAGCTTGGAGTATGCCCAGCAAAGCATCAACCAGGAGCGCGATCTGCGGATCAGTGCGCTCGATGCGCTCAATGCCAAAACCGCGCAAAAGAAACTCCAGGTGGAAGCAGCCAAGTTCGAAATCGAAAAAGAATATATCGAAAAAAGCCAGGACCTGCAGTTCATGCGGATCGACGCGGACGCCGAAAAAGCGAAGGCCAAGGAAGAGGAAACCGCCACGGAACTGCTGGCCAAAGTAGGTTCCGATCAAGCAGCGATCGACAAGATCAAAAGCGATCTGGCCGCTGTGTCACGGCTGATCGATCAGAACGCGCAGCGCGCGAAAGCTGCTCTCGATTCCGCCAACGCGGCCAAAATTCAGGTGGGACAGAACACTCTCGGCTCGCAGATGGAGAAAGTGCCACAGACGGCATCGGATGGCGTGCGTGACTTCTTCCGGGATTTTCAAGCGCAGACTCTAACAACCGGGCAGATGGTCGAGAAATCACTCGGCGGCGCCTTCCAAGGCCTAAACCAGCAGCTGACGGCGCTAGTGACCGGGCAAAAGACCAGCTGGTCTTCCTTCTTTCGGAGCATAGCGGCTGAGTTCGCTCAGTTCGCCTTGCAAATCGCCGAATCGTCGCTCATGAAGCAACTCGCCAGTGGATTAACAGGTGCTGCCGGCGGCGGCGGGTTTTTGGCGAAGCTGTTCGGCGGCTTCAAGGCCTCGGGCGGAGATGTGGATCCCGGCCACGGCTATGTGGTGGGCGAAAACGGCCCTGAGTTCTTCTCGCCAGGCACCTCGGGCTCGATCATTCCGAATCACGCGCTACGCTCATCGGCCGGTGCTACTTACGTGATCGACGCGCGTGGCACGAATGCCGCGGACGTGGAGGCCCGGGTGCAGCGGGCGCTGGTAGCCGTGCATGGCAGCGCGGTGCAGTCGGCCGTCGGCGTGCAGGACGAGATGAACCGTCGCAAACCTAAGTTCAGCTAAAAACAAAATGAAACACAAACTTCTCTGGCTTTGTATCGCGGTAGCCTCGCCGCTCTGCGCGCAGAATTTCACGGCCGTCACGGCCTCCCATATCCAGGACGCTTCCGGCGCTCTTCTCCCGTCCGGCCAGTTTTGCGTGCAGGCCATCACGGGCAACACACCGTTTATCTTTCAAGCGGGCGGCGGCGGCATCGTGCAAACCACACCGGCCTGTGCGACCGTGGCGAATGGCGTTCTGAGCTCGCTATCGGTTGCGAACTCGAACCTGACGACACCCGCGAATGTCACTTACGTGATTACGGTGACGGACAATGCAACCGGGAATGTTGTGATTCAGACCGCTCCGACACAGATCTCGGGCTATAGCTGGGATTTTGATAGTTATGTGCCGACCTCTACTCCGCTCGCCATCGTCCAGCCAGGTCCCACCGGGCCCGCGGGACCGGCAGGAGGTTCGAGCGGGGGTAACAGCGTGATCAATTGCGGAGCCACGGGTGGAGGCACCGCGGACGACACCGCCGCGATCAATAGCTGCCTCGCTTCGTCCGCCGGCACGGGTTTGCCTGTCTGGTTCCCCAATGGCACTTATAAGGTCACCTCGCTGACCTTCACCGGGAGCGTCACGCTCATTATCAACGGCATCGTCAAGCCAAGCGCCAACATGACGATCCCATCCAGCGTAACGGTGGATTTTCAAGGCGGGCAGATCATACCGGGATCGGGCGCGACCGTGACGTTCTCCGGAGGCCCGGTCCGGTGGATACGCGGCCAGCAAATCTTCAACGGCCCCGGCACGATCACCGGGCTATCCGAGGTTCAGCCGGAAATGTTCGGCAGCGCCAACCTCAATGACACGGTGGTGAACGCCCTCGGATCGGCGGGCGGCATCATCGATCTGCCGAATACCTACCTGAGTTCGCTTACCGCGTTCACGACGCCGGGCACTACTTGCATCAACAAGAACAACGTTTGGCTGAAGGGGAACCAGCAGCCTCAGGTTGATAGCCTCACTGCGCCGACGAAATTGCAGAATGGCTCGGTAGTGCAGGGCGGAGTGACGTTTTGCGGTGCGTACCGCGTGAAAGTGACGGATCTGGGCTTTGATGTGGGGAGCAATTATGCCGGCACTTCCACCACAGACGCTTTAGACATCAACGGAACGAGCGGCGGCTCAAACCTTTCGGACCCGATCGTCGATTCCCCGTATGTGGAGAATGTGACTACCCTGCTGTCGAGCGGCGGCGTGGCGTTTCATGGCATCCTGGTCGAGCACGCCAATAACGTGCGCGTGCTGAAGACCGATACCTGGCTGGGCGTGCATGGGACGGTTTTCAAGTCGACGCACGTGCAGGCCGCGCATCTGCGTTCGCACGGCAACCAGTCGGAAGGATTGGATATCAAGACGGACGCCTACACCACGACGGGCAATCTCATCATCGACGATTTCTATGGCGAGAGTTTGACCTCCTCCGCCTTCCTGAATAACTGTGTGGCGCTGGATGCGGAAGCGAATGTGCCGCTCGCGAACGTCACTCTCTCCAACGCGACCTGCGACAACTCCGCGGTCGGCCTCAACTTCTTAACCAACAGCACCACGCCGACGAACGGGTACATCAGCCAGGTGCAGGTGTCGAACTTCAACTACAGCTTTACGCAGTCGGGCCTCGGCTTCGCGGTGGGCACGTGTTTGAATTCCACCGGCACGGGAGCCAACACGATCACGGCGGTGCAGATCACGGGCATCGCTTGTGCGGGCAACGCGGGCGCGGGCAATATGTTCCCGGCGTCGATCGGCGTACCGCTGAATTTCTCGGTCATTGCGGGCATGAAGGCGCTGAGTGCATCACCGTCCCAGATCAGCGGCAGTAACTTAGACCTCTATAACTGGAACTCGTCGAACACCGTTTCCGACCATCCGTTTCACATCGTCAATAACAGCCTTGTCAATCTCGCGGGCATCGACTACGTGGAGCCAAACCTGGATGTGGTGGACGCGGGCTCAACGCTGAACGTGTTGGGCTTCGGTTATGTCAGCGGGAACCTCACCGTCCCCGGTATTATCTACGGCCCGGCCGGCGCGGGAGCTTCGATCCGAGGCGGCGCGGGTACGACTTATGACTTGATCGTGCAGAACAACGCGGGCACGCAAAACGACCTCCTGGTGGATGAAAGCGGCAACGGCACTTTCCACGGCGCCGTAACCGGGCAGCAGGGCTTCGTCAACATCGGCAACACCACCTGGAAGGCGGGCAGCGGCGCTCCCTCGGGCAGTTGCGTGGCATCGTCCCTCTACTCGAACTTCGCGGCGACGAGTGCCTCCACCTCCCTCTATGTCTGCTATCCGGCCAACACCTGGAACGCGGTGACGGTGCCTTAAATGATCACTGGCACATTCAACGGGTGGAACATCGTGGCCGTTCCTGCGAGCCCCGGTTATTCCCAAGTCGAGTTCACGATGAGCGACTCGGTGTCTGCCAACACGTCGCCGTTCACCCATCAGGCACAAACGATCGACTGGCAAACCGACTGGTGGAGCGGACAGGTATCGCTGCCACCCATGCAGCGAGGCAAGGCGCAAGCGTGGATCGCGTTCCTGGCCGAACTGCGCGGCATGGGTGCGGCTTTTTATCTCGGTGACCCCATGGGGGCGAAACCTACAGGATGGGCGCACGGTGTAGCGGTGACTGCTGGTGTGAACGCCAGCCGATCCTCCTTACTCGCCATTACCGGTCTGACTGCGAACACTCAACGCCAGCTTCTCCCTGGCGACTATCTGCAGGTGGGCGCGCGGCTGCATCAAAACCTGGACGTGGTGAACAGCGACGGGACCGGTTCGGCCACCCTCAACATCTGGCCGCGTTTGCGCGAGTCTCCAGCCTCGGGTTCGGCCGTGACCCTTCACAATGCGCAAGGTTTGTTCCGGCTGGCCAGCAACGAACGTGGTTACAGCATTAGCGTCAACAGGCTGTATGCCATCGCCTTCAAAGTGGAAGAGGCTCTTTAGCAAACCATGAGACCCATGACTACGCTCGCGCAGAGCATCATTTCGTCGAATTACGTGGCGGTGGGCCTCTTTGTCCAGATGCAGTTCGCAAACAGCACGGAGTATATCTGGACCGGTCTTGGCCCCATCAGTTGGAATGGCCAGACCTGGACGGGGGTCGGAGATTTCGGCAAACTGTCGACCGTCACGGAGGACAGCAACCTCACCGCGCAAGGGATCACCCTCTCTCTCGCCGGCGTGCGCTCGGCCTTATTGACGGAGGCCACCACGGAAATCAAACAGGGATTGCCGTGCCAGGTCTGGATTGTGCTGATGAGCGCGGCGGGTGTGCCGGTCGATTCCATCGGCTGCTTCAACGGCTTGATGGACGGCGCTGACATTGACGAGGGCCCGGAATCGAGCACTATCACGATCAGCGTCGAAAGCCGTTTGAGCGATCTGCAGCGGGCGCAAAATCACCGGCTCACGGACTCCGACCAGCGGCAACGTTTCCCCAGCGACGACGCCTTTAAGTGGACGGCGCAACTCATGGATTGGAACGGGGCCTGGGGTGCGAAATGACACGGCATAGCGACTGGCCGGTGAAGCTCCATCAGAAATTGATCGAGTACAAGAACACGCCTTACCAGTCCGGGGTTCACGATTGCATTTTGGCAGCCTGCACGTTTATCGAAGCCATCACGGGCACCGATCCGGCTGTGGAGTTTCGCGGCAAGTACTCGACTGATCTGGGGGCAGCGAAGGTGGTGAAGGCGCATTCCTGCCAGACGTTGCTGGAGCTGGTCGAGAGCATCGCCGCGTCGCATGGAATGACGCCCGTTCCGGCCCAACACCATCACCGTGGCGATTTGGTCATGCTCGACGAAGGACTCTTTGGCATTGTTCACCTCGATGGCTTGCACGCGGTCTATGTGACAACGCAGGGCCTGGCCATCAAGCCGCTGAGCGCCATTCGACGCATTTGGAGAGTCCCTTACTAATGTCTAAAATCGTTGCCGGCGTGGCGTTGATCGCTGCGATCATAGCCATTCCGTTGACAGCGGGCGTGAGTCTCGGGATCTTCTTCTCGACGGCTTCTCTGATGGCGAACCTTGCGATCGCAGGCCTGTCGGTTGGGGCCTCCCTGATCGTCGGCGGCATCGCGCAAGCGCTGCAGCACCAACTCGGAACCACCATAGCCACGCGCCAGGCGGCGGCGGATCAGACCATTGTCTACGGCCGTTCGCGCGTGGGAGGAACCATTATTTATGAGTCGATCACGCACGGCAATGAGCACTATAACAGCGTCGTTGTTCATGCGAGTCACTCCTGCCAAGGGGTCGTGGCGCTCTATCTCGACGGCAAACAAGTGTGGTTCGCAAACCCGAGCGGCGCGCCTGTTTACATTCCAGGAACTTCGATTCCTCTGCCCCTGAGTACCGCAACGTCGTTGTTTTCCACTGTCTCCTGTTCTCCAATTCCAGTGGTGAGCTACCAAGATGACGGCCTTCAACATTATGACGCCAGCGGCAATCCCTACAATTTCGGCGGCCACGTCTACTGGGAGACCCGGCCTGGGACGGCCACGCAAGCCACGTTCGCCGACCTCACAGTGGACGATCCCAATTGGCCGGCGACGGCCACGGTGGCGGGTCATTGCTGCAGCTACATCCAGCTCAATTACGATGCGAACACCTTTCCGAACGGCCTGCCGGGGATCCGCGTGGACATCGTCGGCAAGAATGACATCTTCGACCCGCGCACCGGCTTGCACGGGTATTCGGAGAATCCCGCTCTCATCGCGGCGGACGTCCTCTGCAATTCCAGCTATGGTTTGCAGTGCGTCTATGCCAACGAAGTGAACCAGGCCCAGCTCATCGCCTCCGCCAATGTGTGCGACGAATCGATCGCACTGGCCTCTTCGGGTTATGAACCCACTTACTCCTGCAACGGAATCATCAGCACGAACTTGCCCCCTGGCGATATTCTGCGCGGGATCGTGGACAGCATGGCGGGTCGCATGACATGCGTGGATGGGGCGTGGAACATCTACGCCGGCTACTTCCCTGGAGTGGCGCTCTCGCTTGACCAGACGGCGCTGATCGCCCCCATCAAATACAAATTCAAACGCAAATACCGCGATCTGGTGAACGCGGTGAAGGCCAGCTTTGTGTGCCCAACCTATCCTTACGTCAGCGCTGGACCTGGCCTTCCCTTCGGGCAAAAAATCAGCGGCATCTTCGACGGGGAGTGGCATCAGACCGATGCGCCGGACTATGCGCAAGATGTGCAACACGGCTACTCATCGGACGCCAACTTAGCGGCAGACAACAATGTGAAGCTCTGGCTCGATACCAGATTCCCGTTTACGATCTCAGTGGCCACTGCCCAGCGCTTGATGAAAATCGCGCTGTTGCGCAACCGGCAACAGGGCACGGGGGTGCTCACTTGCTCCCTCGCCGCTTACCAGCTGCAGCCGCTCGATGTGTTCGAATTCACCTACCCGCGCTTCGGCTGGTCGAACAAGCTTTTCGAGGTGCAACAGACCCGGCTCAACATCACCGAACCCAAGCAGGGCGAGGCCGCGCGCATTTTTTTAGAGATGGATGTGGCGGAAACGGATCCGTCTGTCTACTCATGGAGTGTGACCGAAGAGCTGCCGCTGAATGACAATCTGCCTCCCACGCTGCCGAACATGGCCTATTGCCAGCCGCCTTCGAGTATCACGCTGGAGAGCGATGCGTCCACGGTGATCACCGGGGCCGATGGCCTTCAACGCAGCCAGATCAAGGTGAGTTGGGTGAATCCAACCGATGCGTTCATCACGCGGGGCGGCAAGATCGAACTGCAATATCAGGTTACCGGCGCTGCCTCATGGGCACCCTGGTCACAATTCGACGGCGGGATCACACAGGCGTATCTCGGGCAGGTGAACGACGGCGTAAATTATACGGTGCAGGTCCGGGCGGTGAACACCTCCGGAGCTTACTCGGTCTGGGTGCAAGGCTCGATCACGGTGGCGAACACCGGCAGCATTATCACCACTTCAACACTGCAAGTAAACGGTACGACAGTAGGCTAGATGCCGGCACCCAACTTTAATTCGACGACGCCGGCAGCAGCAAGCGGCACACAGAATATTGTCTTCGCGACCGATGGAACCGCGGGCCATGTAAGCGCAACCGACCCGGCGATGGTGGGCGATACAGGCTCTGGAGGCAAAGCGGGTAATGCTCCCGCCCCGGCTGCCGGCGCTGCCGCGGCCGGGAAGTTCCTGAAAGCGGATGGGACATGGGAAGTCGGACCAGGCGGAGCTACCGGGCCAGCTGGACCGACCGGGGCCATGGGGCCCACCGGAGCCACCGGAGCGACTGGCGCCACTGGACCTGCCGGACCAGCGCCCTCCGGTTCCGGGAATCAAGTGCTCGCCACTCCGAATGGCTCAAGCGGCGTTTCGTCTCTGCGTTCCCTTGTCTCTGCTGATATCCCCACGCTGAATCAGAACACCAGCGGGACGGCGGCCAACGTTACCGGCACGGTGGCAATCGCAAACGGCGGCACTGGAGCAACCTCGCTCCTAAGCGCGGGTATCCCTTCATTGAGCGCATCGAATACGTTCACAACTACGCAAATCGTTTCCACGGCGGGAATCGCCGCTATCGAAGTCTTAACAAGCTCCTCCACTGCTGGCGAGGCATTCGTTGGAGTTTTTAACGACTTGTCTCAGAACGCCAACCTGCAAATCCGTGGCTCGGCGACATCTGGCACGCTTGCGGGGTTGTCATTGGCTGGTCTAGCAATCCTCGAAACAAGCTCCACAGCCGGGCTTCTAGTCGGCACTTACGCTGCCTCACCACTGATCTTCATGAGTAACACGACTGAGAGAATGCGGATTCTATCAGGAGGGAATGTCGGCATCGGCAACACTGCGCCTGGATTCCTATTTTGCGTTGGCTCTGCGTTCTCGGTCGATTCCAGTGGTGACGTTAAGTGCCTCTCGCTCGACATCACAGCTGGCAGCAACACCAAAACCGGCTCGGGCACGCTGGTCGCCGGCACGGTGACGATCAGCAATACATCGGTCACGGCAAACTCGATGATTTTCGTTACTCCCACTTCGAGTTCTTCCACGACCTCCGGGGTGCTCGCGGTGACAACGAAAACGGCCGGTAGCGGTTTTACGGTCAAATCTTCACTCGCGACGGACGTGGCGACGTTCAATTACTTCATCGTGGAAACGGCATAGTGAGGAAATTCTAAAATGCGGGTCCTGTTCGTCGAGGACTGTACGGAACAAAGCGACTTTTGGGTAGACCGGCTGCGCGCGGCGAATGTGGACGTAACGTTAGCCGTCCGCGGTGTCGATGCAATTGTAGCTGCCACTGATCTCTCAGTGGCGCCGTTCGACGCGGTGCTGATGGATATCAGCCTGGGAGATGGCATGAGCGGCGTCGAAGCGGCGGCTCGTTTGCGCGTCGCCAGGCCTGGCTTGCCGGTGATTTTTATGTCGGCGCACGACGATGGGGACACGCTCGAACAAGCGAAGTTGGCGCACCCCGCCGGCTATCTCATCAAGCCCTTTGAGTTTAAGGATTTGCTAGCAGCGATTGAAAGAGGAACCAGCCACGCTATGCCCGATACTTACAGTGATCACGATTTGCTGGTACGGATCGACGTCAGACTCGACATGGTGACGGTCCAACTGAACGAGGCGCGCGCGCTGGTCTCCGCCAAAGCGGACCAGGAAACCCTCGAACCCCGTCTGACCAAAATTGAAGGACGACTCGACTCCGTCATCCTCAAGGTGGCCATGATCGCCGGCGGGCTCATTGTGATCGAAGCGCTGTTTAATCATTTCGGCAAATGATTTAGCTGGCAGCCGTGCCCGCGTTGCGCTTCCGTCTTGCTGACTATTTGGCCGCAACCGCGCGGGCAGGGAACCATCTCGGGCTTCCGGCCGGCGTTCTCGCGATAGCCGCCGGCAGTCTTGCGCCGCGCCGCACTGCGCCTGCCAATCTCCGAGCGAAAGACATCATCGGGAATCGATTGCAAGTCCCAAGTAGGCTTGTATTGCATCGACTCTCATCCTCGAAGCAGCCCGGCGACGGACAAATCTTCATCGATTTGCGGCCAGTGGATCCCTATGCCGCGGCCGATCAGTTCGTAGTCGGTCCGCTGTTTCGCGGTGGCGGCGGCGAGCCTTGCCGAGTACTTGAAGGGGACGGATAAGGCGCGGCCGTCGTTGAGATACACGGTAAAACTGTCCTTCGTAAAAGTGACGCGCACGGCGCGGGCTTCGGGCCCGGTTTTAGCTAAGGTGCTCATGCCATTTCTCCAGAATTGAATTTCGGTTGGCTCTGACGAGCCGCTGCAGTCGGTTCAGGGTGGCTGTGTTAAATCCCTCGTTCGAAGCGAGTGAAACGGGGGTAAGCCAAAATTTTGCTTCGCAATCTTGCCGTTTTACGTGGACGTGGGCGGGTTCGTTTCTTTCGTTGCTCCAGAAGAAGAACCGGAAACCCTCGACCCGAAGAACTGTCGGCATGCTTATATGATATCAAGCATGTTTGATTATTGCAACAGGTGAGGCTGACAAATTTCAACCGCCGAAAAAAAAGGCCGCGCCTCTGAGGAAACGCGGCCTCTTCGATTCCCGGATGAGACTCGGGAAATCGCATCACCCTTTGTGCATTGTAGGTCGGTTTCAGTGTACCGAAGGAAAACACGGTTTGGCACTCTAGACCCAATTTCCGCATTTCGTCATCACAGCAGACTTGATGGACTGAATGGGCTTTATTTCGCGGCCGCCACGTGGCGCAGCAACTTGGAGTTGCGAGTGGACTCACCCGTGAACGCTTCAAGCGAGTGACGCAGTATTTTCCACCCACTATCCTTCTCTGCCGTAATCAGTCCTTCCCGACACGCCCGCAACAACCACGCGTACGAGCGGCCCGATAGTTCTACCGCTTCGTCGATTGTGAGCCAGAGTTTTTCGCGCGGCCCGATGCGATCCGGCATATTTTGCCATTCCTTCATCAGCTCGCGCAGTGATGACGTAGCTGCATTTCCCAATCCCGTCGTCACGTCACGCAGTGATGAAATCGCCTCCATCGGAATCGCCAGTTGTGTTGAAACCGGCGGCTTCGCGAAGCGCAGAGGAACTCCCGTTTCGCGTTCGTTCGCCGCCACTTTTTTCCCATCGGTCGCGCTGTACATGCGCTCGGGTTTGCGGTGTGGGCGGGGTTCCACTCTGGTCGCAATGACCCCAGCAGCCGCTAGGCGTTCGACTGAGCTGCGCGACTTGTCGAGGACTTTCATGATTTCGGTCATGGTCAGCCACTCGCTATCGAGAATGGAAGGCGAGACGCTAGCCACAACTGCGGGTATCTGTTCTAGCGATGATTTCTTCATTCTGTGATGACATCAGAACTGATGGCCTAAATGCAACAGCCCGCGGTACTGGACCCCTCGTTACGTCTTCGGTTTGGGCGGTGGTGCTGGCCGTGGCGGTGGCTTCGGTGCAGGCTTGTTGATTGGCGGCCAATCGCCGCGTTTTTCGCCGTCGGTCAAACGGAATTGCCCTCGTAGCGACTGTAAACGAATTTGGTCCACTTGTCGATCAGGGCTCTTTTGTACGGGGCTTCTGACACCGCAATTTCCGACACCTCGAGCGCGCGCTTTTGCACTTCCTCTAATCGTTGCTGACTTTCGTCTTCAAACCAACGATCATGCAGACGCTGATAGTCGAACGCGATTGCATTTCCACCACCATTTTCGCTCAACTCGCGAAACGCCGGCAGCAAATGGAGCGGGCGTCCCGTTTGAGGGGACGCCCGTGGAGTCAACAAAAATGCTAGAGGGATTACGCGGACATGGCCGCGCTCTTTCAGTCTAGCCTGCCGCCGCTTTCGCGCGCGCGGACTTCTTCTTCAGGCCCATCGCTGCTGAAACCCTGGCCATCGCCGCGTTTGCGCTCAAAGTCGATGGCGCCGGCGCGTTCAGCACTATCGCCTCCGCTGTCTTGTGGCCGAGTACTCGGTTGTTGCGCGGACTGGGCGGTGTTTTCTTTTTGGACGATTTGCTCGCGTCCGTTTTCAGTTTCGCTGCCATTCTTGGCTCCCATTTCACGACCTTGTTGGTCCCATCCAGTATCGCGCTCATGCGTTTTGCCCCGCTTTGCTAGCTCCAGTGCCGTCAGCGCGTTGATGGTGGATAGCCAGTGCTCCGCGAAGGTCCTGTCGTCTTCGGCCATGGCAACGTGTTTTCAGCTTACATTTTCAGCAAGCATCGAACCGGCACACGTGCTCTCGGGCTTCTTCGGCGTTGCGGATCGGCGCGCCGCAATGTCCGCAGTGTGCGCACATCGGCTCCACCTCATTCCCCATTTCCGCCAACTCCGCATGCGCCGGAAAGCCGCCCTCCCGCAACCGGGCGAGCAAGCCTTCGATCATCTTCCGTCCGACATGGGCGGCCGCCCCTGTGTTGCCGGGGTGCCGCAAGGCGAGCTGCAATTGTCCGATGAGGCATATCGCGGCTTGTGGCGTTAGCGTAACGGGAATGCTGTACGTTTCGTCCACCTCCGCCTCCAGCCGCTGCATCAGCGCCTGCAGTTCCCGCTCCGGCGTCATTTCGCCACGGGTCATGAACCCTCCTTGCGTGCATCGAACAACTTGGCAATCACCCCGCCGGCTTCCTGTAGGTGTACAAAGTCGTCATGGTTGCCGCCGGCGCGCCGGACTTTTTCACGCAGTCTCTCCCTCGGGCGTCTCTACAACTTTTTCGAGAGAGTCGATGGCGTATCGGGTTATTTGCCTGGAACCGTCCGCGCACACATGGCAGCGCTGGCCCTCTCTGGCGAATCCGGTGACTCCTGTGACGGTTCCTGTCGCAGGTGTGCGGTCAGTGTCGGTTTTCGTAAGCCGCACTCCCCGCGCTCTGGCCGCTATTGTGAGTTGCACCTTGTCACCGATTTTTATTTTGCTCTCGGCGTCTGTCTCGGGTTTCAT